CTTAGCAAACACAGTTAGTACAACTGCTAACGCAGCATACTTACAAGCAAATGCTGCCACAGTTTCAGCACAGTCTGTATATAATTTAGCCAATACTGTAAGTACTACTGCCAATGCTAGTTACCTTCAAGCCAATGCAGCCACATCATCTGCTCAGTCTGGTTATAACTTAGCCAATACTGTATCAACAACAGCTAATGCTGCTTACCTACAGGCTAACGCTGCAACTAATTCAGCACAGGCCGCTTACAATCTAGCTAACTCAACTACTGCTACAGTAACATATCAAACTGGTGTTAACCTTCAACAAAACACCAATATTACTGCTGTTAACACCTATGCCGCTTCTGGTTATGCTCAGGCAAACGTAACTGTTGGTGTTGATGCCACACAGAATACTTTAATTGGAATTATTCAAGGTGTAGACTTAACACAAAATACTAATATTGCATTGTTACAAAGTTATGTAACTACTGCTAATGCCAATATTGCAGCAGCCTTTGCTCAGGCAAACTCAGCAGCTGCCAACACCATTTACCAAGCGGGTGTAAGTGCAACACAAAACACAACAACTCAAACTATTTGGAATCAAGTTAATACTGCTGTTCAAAATACATCAACCATTATATTAAACAATTTAAACCTTAATGGTAATTTAATTGCAAATAATACAACATCTACTGCAAATTTCTTTAAAGTTAATATTTTAGGAAATAATAATGGATCTTTAACTATTAATAATAATTCTTTTTCTGCTCAAACAGCATTAGTAAAAATTATTGGTAGTTCTACATACGCTTCACAGACACCTATTAATGCTGGTTATATGATGCAAATTGTTGGTTTAGATAATACTCCAACAAGAATTGTTATAGATTCCGCTAGTGCTTCTGGTAATGCTTATGGATTGATTGCTGGTCGTACATCAAGAGGTTCTGCTGCAGCACCAAGTGCTGCTCAAGCAGGTGATGTGTTAATGAGATTCTCTGGTAATGGATACGGTACAACATCATACAGTCCATTAGGTGTTGCTAGAATGGATGTTGTGGCAGCTGAAAACTTTAGTGATACAAATAAAGGTGCAGTAATTAATTTTAGTGTAACCCGTGTTGGTTCAAATACCGTGTATGCAAACGTAGTATCTATTGCATCCAATACAGTTTCATTTGGTACTAATAATTACACACAACCAAACACCATTATTGATATGGCCAATAGCCGTATTCAAGTATCAAATACTGGTGTTTCTAAGCATGCATATGCTATCTCATGGATAGATTTTACTCCTACATATCCAAATGGTTCTGCCGGAGATAAAAAAGGTATGATGTTCTTGGATGCCGGTAATGCAATTGGTAATGGAGTAAGGTTATATTGGTGTAATGCAGACTATACATCAGGTGCTGCACAAATTTGGTACACACAAACCACCGGTCCTAATGGAACTATTTGGGGTTAATAGATAAATAAATCAATATGGCAAATCAAGACCTTTTAACATACGCAGCAAAAGTATCTCAAGTAGAGCAATCTTACTTTGCTCCTGTATCCGTGCTGCCGGTTACAAACCAAGCAATCTCAACACTCTATGTTTTTCTTTCTAGGGTTGATTCTTGGCCAGATGATAATGTTCCACCTGTACCAACTCAAGACCAAAGATATATTAAATCTGTTTTTGCTAATATGTTTGTGGCAAAACAAGTATCTTCAAATCAAATTTCTCCAGTAATCCAGCGTATCGATTGGCAATCAAATGTTGTTTATCAGTATTATCAAGATAATATCGATATGTTTGCTTTGGACCAAAACGGTTTATTGTTGAATCTTTTTTATGTAAGAAATCGTTACGACCAAGTATTCAAGTGCCTTTGGAATAATAATGGTGCTTTGTCCACAGTAGAACCATTCTTCCAACCAGGAAGTTACGGAACAGATAATATCTATATTGGTACTGATGGTTACAAATGGAAATACATGTATACGATTGACGTAGGTTCTAAAAAGACCTTTATGGATGCTGGTTGGATGCCAGTTCCTATCGGATACAACACACCAAATCCATTATCAACAGCAGCTGGTATTGGTGATATTGAAGTAATTAACGTGATAAATGGTGGTTCTGGATATGATCCAGCAAATGCTGTGGTAGATGTTGTAGTTACCACAACTTCTGGTATTGGTACTGGTGCTGCAGGTACTCCTGTAATTCAAAATGGAGTAATTACCGATGTTGTTGTAACCAATCCAGGTTCAAATTATTCAAATTATACTATCGATGTAGTAAGTGCTATTGGAAGTGGCGCCGTACTCGATTCCCATGTGTCTCCGATTGGTGGCCACGGGTTTGATCCTGTATCAGAATTAGGATGCAGCCATACCATGATTACCTGTGAGTTTAATGGCTCAGAAGGTGGTATTATTCCAACAGATATCGATTATCGCCAAATTGGTATTGTAGTTAATCCTACATCATTAAGAACTTTTCCAAATCCAGCCAACAGTTCCATTTATAAAGTTTCAACTGACTTAATTGTTTCTCCAGGTTTTGGTTCTTATATTTCTGATGAGTTGGTATATCAAGGCGCTTCTTTAGAAACAGCATCATATGTTGGAACCGTTTTAAGTTTTAATCCAGCAACCAATGTTATAAGCATCATAAATATAACAGGAACTCCAACACTTAATGCTACTGTTGTAGGAAATACATCAAAAACAGCAAGAACATTATTATCTGTTAGCACTCCAGACTTTGTACCATTCTCTGGTTATATGACTGTTATTGAAAATAGAACAGGTGTACAAAGAAGTTCTGATGGTATTGAACAATATAAATTTGTCTTAGGATTTTAAAGGAAAAAAATGTCTCTGAATTTTAACGTCAGCCCCTATTATGATGATTTTGATCCGGCAAAAAATTATTACCGTGTTCTATTTAAACCAGGTTATGCTGTACAAGCACGAGAATTAACTCAATCGCAATCAATTCTTCAGAATCAAATTACTAACTTTGCTGATAACATTTTTGCCTCTAATTCTCCTGTTACTGGCGGACAAGTAACAATCAATTTAAATTGTTCTTACATTCAATTGCAACCAACGTATAATGGTGCTTTGGTTGACGTTAACCAGTTTCTCGGTGAGTTAATTCAAGACGCAACTGGTACAATTACTGCTAAAGTTATTGCTGTTGCCGTTGCTACTGGTACTGCCGGCAACGGTGAACCACCAACATTAATTGTAACTTATAAATCAGGTGGACAATTCACTAATGGTTCAATCATTTTTGGAACATTAAACAACCTAGTGTGCCAAGCACAAGCAACAAATGCCACAGGTACAAGTTCTGTAGCATCTATTGCGCAAGGTGTATTCTACATTTCTGGTAGTTACATCAATGCTTCTGGTGAAACCATTTCAAGTGGTAATTTTGTTCAAGTTAACCCACAAACAATTATTTTAGATAAGTACGATTCTACTCCTAATTTGCGTGTTGGTTTAAATATTACTGAAACAATTCACGATTATATTAATGATGCTTCTTTATTAGACCCTGCTGTTGGTGCTTCTAACTATCAGGCACCAGGTGCTGACCGTTATCAGATTACATTGGCATTAGAAACACGTCCATTAACATTTGGTGATGATGATGGATTTATTGAATTAGTTCGTATTACTAATGGTAACGTTGCCAAATTGGTAGATGGTTCTGTATATTCAGTTATTGATGATTACTTTGCTAAACGTGATTATGAAACTAATGGTGACTATGTTGTTAATAACTTTAAATTAACACCAAAGACTAACACAAACGATTCTTCAAATAACACTTATGTTATGAGTGTTGGTAAAGGTTTGGCATATGTTCATGGATATCGTGTTGAAAGTACAACCAATGTAGATTTGGTTACTGACCGTGCTAGAACAACGGCTTCACAGACTAATAATCCAACGTTCTTATCATATGGTAATTATTTCTATGTTGATACAGTTCATGGTGCTAATGGTACATTCTTTGATACTACCACACAACAAAACATTGACTTACACGATGTTCCAGCAGCATCCGTAAACGTATCTTCTGCTTTAGCATATAATGCTACTGTTGTGGCAACTGCCAATGTTCGTTCATTATCATATGACCACAACACCAATGATGCGGTTGCAAACACTTATGTTTACAAGATGTTTGTTAATAATTTACAGTTGAATACTCCGAGCGACCATGCTGTAACTGCCACAACAAATACAATTACTTTTCCTAGTTATTTTTCATCATCTAATGCTGCTTATATTGGAGCAACAATTTCTATCAATTCTGGTACAGATGCTGGTGATTTTAGAACAATTACTTCTTATAACGGTTCAACAAAAGTTGCAACAGTTAATCAAAACTGGACAACAACTCCAGATACCACTTCTGTATTTGCAATCAATTATCAAATTGCACAAGCCAATTCAATTATAGCTGCATCAAAATCATCATATCCAGCAACAATTGATGGTACTGCAAATATGAATTCAACTGGATTTGATGCTTTTAACAATACACTACTGGAGAACGCAGGTTCACCTGAATTAATTTTTCAAGTTGGTAATCCATATGTTGCTTCTTTAGTTAATACTTCATATACAACACAACAAGAGTGGAGAAACGTATCTTTCACTGCTGCTGGTTCTGGTGTATCTGCTCAGTTAAACTATTCTTCATATAACAACACAATTCGTCATTTTGGTACACCAAGTACAACAATCCCTGCTTCATTAGCAAAACAAAATTACACTATTGTAGTTACAAACAAAGGTGCAAATGCTAACGTAAACGTAGGTGATATTCTTTCTGTTGTAACTGGCCCAAGAAATATTTCTTTAGACAGTACTGCAACTATTGCCACTATTGCTTTCCCAGACTTAACAGCATTTACTGCTACAATTCTTGCTACCGTGTTTGTTGAAAACGGTGACAGTACTGGTTATATTCTTAAAGGTAAGAATTTAATTAATGCCAACACATCAACTGTTAATATTAATGGAACAAACGTTAATACCTACACACACGTTGATAATACAACTTACAATCCTATTGCATCACTTTCTTCAACAGGACAAGTTTATATTCAAAATGCTGGTTTGGTAACTCCTGGTCAAAAACAAAGTTTGTATCTATCTGACGTTAAGAACATTGTACAAATTATTGATACAGGTAATCCATCTATTACACCAACAGTTTCTATGTTGGGCGCAAGTTCACCTTACGATGTTACTTCACATTATGTGTTAGATAACGGACAACGTGATGGTTATTATGACCATGCTAGTATTACATTACTTCCTGGTGCTCCACAACCTGCTGGTAACTTATTAGTATTATTAAACTACTATCAACATACTGGTGGTGATGGTTACTTCTCTGTACAATCATATATCTCTGCTGGTGTATCATCAAGTCCAGAAAAATATCAATCAATTCCAAAATACACAAGTACACATGGTACATTATATGCTCTCAGAGATTGTGTAGACTTTAGACCTGCTCGTTTAAATGCTCAATCAGCATTTGTATTCCGCTATTCAAATTCTTCATCAACACAAGGTGTATTAATTCCTGTTGATTCAACATTGTTTGAAACAAATTACTCATACTATTTGGGACGTAAAGACCAATTGGTATTAAGCAAAGATAGAACTTTCCAAATTATTGAAGGTTCTCCAGCAATTAACCCAATACTGCCTGCTACACCAGATGGTTCATTGGTACTTGCTCAACTCACACACAATCCATATACAGGTTATATTCCATCTGAAGCACCTCCTGGATTTGTTTCAGACTTATCTGTTGTCGGTGTTCAACACAAACGTTACACAATGGCAGATATTGGTGCCTTAGACACTCGTATCAGTAATGTAGAATACTACACCGCATTAAGTTTATTGGAACAAAATGCTCAGTCATTACAAATTTCTGACGCATATGGTTTAAACAGATTCAAAAATGGTATTATGGTAGATGACTTCTCTAGTTATGCTACTGCTGATACAGCAAACCCTGACTATGCTGTATCTATCAATAAACGTACCAATCAAATGACTGCTTTACAACGTGTAAACAATTATCCATTGAAATCATTGGCACTTGCTTATAATATGGGTCTTTCTGCTGCTGACCAAAACAATACATTAGGTTACAACATTGGTTCTGATGGTTTAATTAACTACTTCTCATTACCATTTACAACTGCTAATGCTGTTGTTCAACAATTTGCTTCTAGAACGGTTAATGTAAATCCATTTGCTTATGTTACAGAACAAGGTGTAATGTCTTTAACACCAAACGTTGATAATTGGGTTGATACAAAACAATCTCCTGCTTTGTTAATTACTGATCCTAACCTACAAGTATTCCAAGCAAACTCAGCTGCAATCAATGTATTGTCTGCTGGTGACTGGCAGACTATTTCTGGCACATCATATTCATCAAGTATTTCTGTTGTTAACCATGGTAATCCAAACGTACAAAGTCCTTATGGATCAATCGTTGGATATACCGCCACAACAACATATTCAAGTCAAGTACAACAACAAAGTAACATCGTAGGTAACTATGATAACATTGGTAACACTTATGCTTTAAACAATGGTTATATTACAGACGTTTCTGTATTGCCATACATTCAAGCACAAGAGATTATTATATCTACACAAAACTTATTGTTTAACACACAATTAGAAGCATCTTTTGATGGTCAAAACATTCAAAACTACATTCGTAAAACAAACGTAGTTGAATTAACCAATGTTTCTGGTAAATTCACAGTTGGTGATATTATTGGAACATATTCTGCTGGTGTGTTTACTGGTACTGCCAGAATTATTGGTATTCAGAATTATCCTAATACAACTAATGTAAGATTGTATGTTGCTTCTGATCCTTACACAACTGCTTACTCAGCAAGTGATACTGTTGGTGAGTCAATTCAAAATGCTTACTTTGATCAAAATGGTAATTATGTTTCAACAACTACCAATGGTCAATTTGCAAGTCAAAAACATTATGGTGGTCGTGTACTTGCAACTACTACAAATACTGTACAACTTTCACCTTTAGCATCTTCTACCAATAATTATTATAACGGTAATACAATTTACTTCAGTACAGGTACTTCAATTGGCCAATCAGCAACAATTACTGCTTACAATGGTTCAACAAAAGTAGCAACATTATCTGCTTCTTTAGGTACTGCTGTAGGTGATGTATATTCTATCGGTAGCATGAATACTGATGAATATGGTTCATTCTATGGTATCTTTAATATTCCTGCTGGTGTGTTCCATACTGGCCAAAGAGTATTACAATTAGATAATGGTAGCAACTTTAATGCCAATTCTTGGACAACATATGCTCAAGCAACATTCTATGCTGAAGGTTTACAAACAACTTCACAATCTGTTGACTTTGGTGCTTCACCTGCTGGCGCTAAGAATACATTTACACAAACAAATCAACAAACTCAAACAAATATTGTTAAGACTTACAGTCCTTATGACCCTGTAGCACAAACATTTGAAATTTCGTCTGATAACTATCCAAATGGTTTGTTCTTAAATGCTATTAAAGTATTCTTTAAAACTAAACCTTCAGATAACTCACCAATCACATTGTCGATTGTTGGTACATTAAATGGTTATCCAAATGGTTCAACATTAGACCACTCTATTGTTACATTGACACCAGACCAAGTTAATGTATCTTCAACTCCACAGTTTTTGGATCCAACAGCTTATACAAGTTTTCAATTTGCTGCTCCGGTTTATATTCAACCAAATACATTGTATGCCTTTATTCTGAAATCAAATTCTGATGAATATAATGCTTGGACAGCAGCGGCTGGTGATATTGCCTTATCAAGTTCTGTTAAGAATAAACCAACAGATGCTAATCCTTCTGTAATTACTAAGATTGGTTCAGCACCTTACATTGGCGCTTTGTTTTTATCACAAAACTCACAAACTTGGACTGCCGACCAAAACCAAGACTTAATGTTTGTAATGGATAATTGTGTATTCAATACTTCTGTTAGTCCAACTGTTGAGTTTATTGTACCTAATAAGTTACCAAAACGTTCATTAATTGACCAATTATTGAATTATTTCAATAATGCCAATAGTGTTCCAAATACTGTAACAACCATTTCTACAACAAATTATTTGGTTGATGCTTTCAACGTAACAACAACAGATTTTGTTCCAACAACCACTGGTATTCAGTATCAATATAATGCTACATTGGCAACAGGTTCAATGACCGGTTTCACAAATATCACACCAGGTAAATATGGTACATCTACACCAGATAATATCTACTTGAATGATGGTAACGGTGAACGAATGTTAGTTGCTAACTCCAACACATCATTTATTGTTAACGCAACATTATCATCAACTGACCAATATGTAAGTCCTATTCTTTCTGATGCTGGATTATCAACATTTGCAATTAACTGGAATATCAACAACCTTAGTTTATCAAATAACTTGATAAACTTAATTTCTGGTGGCGGTGGTTATAGTAACTCCAATACAACTGTAACAATCTCAGCACCTACAGGTAAGAATGGTGTTCAAGCAACTGCTGTGGCAAACGTGGTGAGTGGTAACGTAACTTCAATCTACTTAACAAATGGTGGTCAAGGTTACTTAACTACACCAACAATTACCATTACTGGTGCAAACACATCAATGGCAACTGCCAATATCACAGGAGAAACTTCATCCTTTGGCGGTCCTGCGCTTGCTAAGTACGTTACTAAGAAGGTTGTTTTAGCACCAGGAAACGATTCTGGTGACTTGAATGTGACTGTAACTGCTTATCGTCCTGTTAATACAGATATCAACGTATATTACAAAATTTTAAGTCGTAACGATACACAAACATTTGAGAGTGGTAACTGGCAGTTAATGACTAAGACTAATAGTTCAGACACAGCATACTCACAATCAAGATCAGATTTGATAGACTTTACATTCGCACCAGGTACAAATGGTACAGACCAAGGTTATGTAAGTTATGTTTCTTCAAACGGACAAACATATACAAACTTTAGTCAATTTGCTATCAAAGTTGTATTAACAACAATAGATAAAACTGCTGTTCCTTTTGCAACAAGTTTACAAGCGATTGCTCTTCCTTCTAACGTTAATACCACAAACTAATCATGCTAGTACAAATACCCAACTCTACATTAATTCGTGATACAACTTCCATGGCACTTATCAATAATGATAAAAATGGATTACAAGAATATTATCGCCAAAGAAACCGTTTAGCCAGTCAGGCAAGTGAAATAAATACCATGAAATCCGACATCAATAGTGTAAAAGAAGATTTAAGTGAATTAAAGCAACTATTGATTCAACTATTAGAAAAGAGTAATTAACACATGGCTAATACAGTTACCCTATTAGGTTATGCCAATACATTTGGTGATTGGGTTGTTACAACTAATGCTTTAGCAATAGAAAATAACAACATGGCGGCTAATAATTATATTAAGCCATCAGGAACATTATACCTAAACGACCCAACCTTAGGTTTACAAGTTGGTAACAATGCCATCTTTGCTGGACAACTCCAAGTTACTGGTGTTGGTTCTTCTGCTTATGTACAAAACAACCTTCGTGTTGATACTCAAGTTTATTTTACAAATACATCTTTAGGTTTAACCAATTCAGGTCAAGCAAATATTGGTGGTCCTTTATTAGCATTAGGTGCTAATACTGGTTTACAAGTTTCCAATTCCGCATCTATTGGTGCAAACGTTATTGTTTACGGAACAGGTACAATTGTTGGTGCTGCCAATTTAGGTAATACTTTGATTGTTACTGGTGCTGCTACACTTTCCAACACATTAAGTGTATTAAAAGATGCTTCATTTACAGCAAACATTAATGCTGCCAAATATATTAATGTAACAAATGACGTTAATGCTACAGATTTTATTGCTACACAGTTAATTTCTGGTTCAAATTTAAATATTGTTAATAATGCTCAAATTGGTGGCCAATTAGCGGTTACTGGTAACTTTATTATTAACGGTACAACAGTATATAATACTAATACTTTCACGATTAACGCCAATAGTAACGTAGGTTTAACAAGTACATTTGCGGTTAATCGTGGTGTTAATGCCAATGCGGCCATTCGTTGGAATGAAGCAAATACTTATTGGGATATTCGTGATGTTAATAATCCAACAGGTTATTCCAAGATTCTTACTGCCAATCTAATTAGTGATTCAGTAATTACTGTTAATTCTTCTGGTTTAGCGTCTCAAACAGCAGCAAATACATTGAATAACTCAATTATTGCTGTTAATACATTATTGAGTGCATCTATAACCAATTTTCAAAACCAGATTACATCAAATACCAATCTACAATTAGGTATTAATGCAACTCAAAATACAGCATCTTTGGCCATCAACAATTACGCCAATTCAGCATATGCTCGGGCCAATACATCATTAAATCAGTTTAATGGTACAACAGGTTCTATAAATCCAAGTAACGGACTAGTTACATTTAGTAGTGATAATGGCATGACTATTGTTGCTTCTGGTAACAATTTAGATATTAGTTCTCCACAAGATTTGAGAACATCTGCCAGTCCTACTTTTGCTGGATTAACATTAAATGGTACACCAACAGCACCAACAGCAACCAACGGAACAAGTACTACACAGATTGCTACTACCGCATACGTTTTAAATCAACTTGGTTCTGGTGGAACTTACGGCCACAATATTTCAGGTAATGCAGCAACTGCATATGGATTAGGCGTACAAACGGCAGGTTCAGTACCTGGTGCCAATCAAGTATTGAGATCGGATGGTAGTGGATACATTTTTGGTAGTTATTTTAACTCAAATACAAGCAATAATGAAAATCCAACAGTTTCACAAGTTCTCGTAACTAATGGTGCTGATGGTTACTATCGTAAATCAAGTATTGGTAGCTTTACTACTCAATTGACAGGTACTGCTTCGAGTTTGACTGCCGGATTGGCCAATGGTGTAAATCAAAATCCTAATAGAACTGATAGTGCTTGGTATCAAGCTGTTTGGAGTAATGCTGCCGGTGGTGATAAAGCTATCTACTCTACAGGTAACGTTACGATTAACTCAGGAAGTTATGGTGCTGTAGGTTTCTATGGTTCATCTTGGTCTATAGGTGGTAACCCAACTTACGGATTAATTACAAATACAGGTTTATATGTAAGTGGTCAAGTGTGGGCAACATCAAATATTACTGCTTACTACTCAGATATGAGATTGAAGAAATATTTGGGTCCTATTGAGAATCCGTTAGATAAAATAATGTCGTTAAACGGTTTCTACTATGAGGCGAATGAAACTGCCCAAGCACTTGGTTATAAGCCTAAACGTGAAGTTGGTGTGTCTGCTCAAGAAGTACAAGCAATTATGCCAGAAATTGTTTCTCCAGCACCTATCGATAATCAATATCTAACAATTGACTATGAAAGATTAGTACCACTTTTAATTGAGTGTGTTAAAGCACTCAAATTAGAAATTGACGAATTGAAGAAAAAGTAAAATTTCGATTTTTTGCGTTCCGGCCTCCAAATTCCGGAGATGAAATCCAAGACTCCAAAAAGCGATTTTACTTTTGAGCCAAGGTAGGAATTGACTAAATATCCGATATAATAATAACAATAATCAGGAATTTAAATGCCGGCAGCCTACCAAGACCTGTACATCGAACAAGGAACAACATATTCAACGTCCATTACTTTGGATGATGTATATAATAATATATTCGACTTGTCTGGTTATATAGCTAAAGCTCAATTGAAGCATTCCTATTATACATCAAATGTTACAGCAACATTTTCCACCACTATTAATTCAGGTTCAGGAACAATCACTTTACAGTTGGATGCACCGACCACAGCAAATATTTCTCCAGGTCGTTATGTTTATGATACCATTATTATTGATCCATCCCAAAATGTAACCAGAATTTTAGAAGGAATTGCTGAAGTGGCGCCTGGTGTTACTAACATTATCAGCACTAAAATTTTGGAGCAATAAATGGGACAAGTCATTGGGACAGTCAATGTCCAAGTTGGATCAGCAACAAATCCAAGAGTAAATTCAATCAGTTATGGTGGTAAAAACACCATCAAAGGTGCTGCGGACTTTAATGGAACTGGTGGTATTAACCTTGATGTTATCGCATATCAAGCAAATACCAATTCTTTTGTACTTTCACCAGCAGGTTCATTAATTACCAACATCGATGCGGGGTTCTTTTAAGTGTCCAATACAGTCATACAGATACTCCGGTCGTATACATCGAATGTACCGACCACTTTAGCAGACGGTGCTTTAGCGTATTCGTTTAAATCCAATACTTTGTTTATTGGAGATGCAAATAATGAGATTATTCCAATTGGTGGTGAATCTTATATTCTCAATCTGATTGAAGTTAATGCTGGCCAGAACGTAGTTATTCAAGATGCTTTTGACCAAGCAAATGCCGCAACACATTCTGCACAATTTGCTTATACAAATAGTAATGTCGCCTATACACAAGCAAATGCTGCTACCAACTCAGCACAAGCCGGATACAATCAAGCCAACGCTGCTACGGCTTCTGCTCAATCTGGTTATAATTTAGCAAATACGGTAAGTGCATATGCTAATGCTGCTTTTTTACAAGCAAACAATACTAATACATATGCAACTTCTGCGTATAATCTAGCAAATACTGTTTCAACTACAGCAAATGCAGCTTATGCTCAGGCTAATGCAGCTACGGCTTCTGCTCAAGCAGCCTATACTGATGCTAATGCCGCTTTTATTCAAGCCAATGCAGCATATCAATTAGCCAATACAGATTCTACTACTGCTAATTCTGCTTACTTACAAGCTAATGCAGCCACAGCATCTGCTTCTGCCGCTTATTATAATTCAAATTCTGCCTATATTCAAGCTAATGCGGCTTTTGTACAAGCAAACGCAGCAAATCAATATGCTAATTCAGCATATGCTCAGGCAAATGCAACAAACCAATATGCTGTGTCTGGATATGCTCAAGCCAATGCAGCAACTAATTCTGCTCAAGCGGCATATAATAATGCAAACTCAGCAGTAAGTCAGATTGCAGCTAATACGGCATATCAGGTAGGTGTTAATACTACACAAAATACACAGATTATTGCTGTAAATACTTACGCCACATCAGGTTACAATCAAGCAAATACTACAACTGCCAACTTGGCAGCCAATATTATTTACTTCCAAATTGTAACGAATACTATTAATGCCAACGTGGTTGCTGTTAATACCTATGCGGCTTCTGCTTATAACCAAGCAAATATTACCAATACATACGCTACATCAGGTTATGCTCAGGCAAATGCTGCAACAAATTCAGCACAATCTGTATACAACTTTGCTAACAACATTTCTACTGAAGCTAATTCGGCATATAATTTGGCCAATACAGTCAGTACAACTGCCAATGCTGCTTATCTACAAGCTAATGCGGCAACCAACTCTGCTCAATTTGCTTATACCAATTCTAATGCAGCTTATCTCCAAGCAAATGCTGGAACTAATTCAGCACAAGCTGCCTATAATGCCGCTAATACAGCTGCAGCAAATACTGTATACATTACTGGTGGTTTAAATACTGCCAATTCAACACTTACTTACATACAAGGTGTTGATAATGCTCAAAACGTAACAACTGCACAATTAACCATATATGCAACTTTTGGATATAACCAGGCGAATGCTGCAGCAGCTTCAGCACAATCAGTATACAACTTTGCTAATAATATTTCAACACATGCTAATGCATCATATGATTTGGCCAACACAGTATCGACAGAAGCCAACTCAGCATATAACCTGGCAAATACTGTATCAACTACAGCAAACGCTGCCTATTTACAGGCCAATGCAGCCACAGCATCAGCACAGTCTGTATACAACTTTGCCAACAATATATCAACTGAAGCAAACTCATCATATAATCTTGCCAATACTGTAAGTACAACCGCTAATGCGGCTTATTTGCAAGCCAATGCTGCCACTAACTCGGCTCAATCAGTTTATAACTTTGCTAACAATATCTCATTACATGCTAACGCAGCATATGATTTAGCCAATACTGTTTCAACAACTGCCAATGCAGCATATAACCAAGCAAATTTAACCAACACTTATGCTACTTCTGGATATGCTCAAGCGAATGCCGCTACAGCATCTGCTCAGTCTGGTTATAACCTAGCAAATACAGTAAGTACCACGGCTAATGCCGCTTATCTACAGGCTAACGCAGCAACCAACTCAGCACAGGCTGCCTATGATAATGCAAATACTAAATTTGCTTCTGCTGGTGGAACAATTACTGGTTCTGTTACTATTAGTAAAGATTTAGCTGTTTCAGGTAACGTCAGTATTTCTGGTAACCTAACATATTATGAAGTTAATTCTGCTAACGTAGGTAATTCAATTATCTACCTTGCTGGTAATAACTCATCGAATGTGGTTGATATTGGTATTGTGGGTCACTTTGTTGGTGGTGTACCAAGTCATTATCAACATACTGGTGTTGTTCGTAATCATAACAATGGTAATTGGGTATTCTTTAGCAATGTATCTACTGAACCTACATCGGTAATCAATTGGACTGAAGCAAATATCACTTATGATTCTATTACTACTGGTGGCATCAACAGTCCTACTGCCAATATTAATGGCCTAGAATTATTTGCTTACTCAACCGCAGCATACAATCAGGCCAATTTAACTAATCAGTATGCCACAACTGCATATGCTCAAGCAAATGCTGCCACAAATTCAGCACAATCAGTATACAACTTTGCCAATAATATTTCAACAGAGGCAAACTCAGCATATAATTTGGCTAATACAGTTAGTACGACTGCTAACGCAGCATACCTACAGGCCAATGCTGCCACCAATTCTGCTCAATCAGTATACAATTTTGCTAACAATATTTCTACTGAAGCCAACTCAGCATATAACCTAGCAAATACCGTTTCTACTACATCCAATGCGGCTTACTTACAAGCCAATGCGGCTACGAACTCTGCTCAATCTGGATATAACCTAGCAAATACTGTAAGTACCACAGCCAATGCGGCTTACCTGCAAGCTAATGCAGCAACCAATTCTGCTCAGTCTGGATATAATTTAGCTAATACTGTTAGTACAACTGCTAACGCAGCATATCTACAGGCTAATGCTGCTACAAACTCAGCACAATATGCCTATAACAATAGTAACTCGGCTTACATACAGGCAAATGCCGCTTTTGCTCAAGCCAATCAGGCATACAATACTGCCAATACAAACTTAGCATATATTCAAGGCGTAGATAATACTCAGAACACCAACATTACTTTACTACAAGGTTATGTAACTACTGCTAACGCCAATATTACTGCTGCTTTTGCTCAAGCAAACGCTGCGGCAGCTTCAGCACAGTCTGGATATAATCTGGCAAATACAGTATCGGCATATGCTAATGCCGCTTATTTACAGGCTAATAATACCAATACATATGCAACTAGTGGTTACGCACAAGCTAATGCAGCAACTGCTTCTGCTCAGTCAGGATACAACCTTGCTAATACGGTGTCTGCTTATGCTAACGCAGCATTCTTACAAGCAAACAACACAAACACTTATGCAACTAGTGCGTATGCTCAGGCTAATGCTGCCACAAACTCTGCACAATCTGGTTATAATTTAGCCAATACCGTATCAGCATACGCTAACGCAGCATTCTTACAGGCAAATAATACTAATACTTACGCCACATCAGGATATGCTCAGGCAAATGCAGCAACTAACTCAGCACAGGCATCTTATAACTTAGCCAATACTGCCGTACTCCGTGCTGGCGATACAATGACTGGTCGTTTGAATATTGCTAATAGTAATAGTTCTACTGCCTTAACTGTTACTGGTGGTTCTACATTTAGTGGTAACACATACCACAATAGTTATGTTGTAATTGCCAATACCACATATATTGGTAATAATGCTTTCAATACCAATATTACCAACCCTGCTTTGGTAATGAAAGGTGTGGCAACAACAGGTACAGCAGGACAATACTATACTCAAGCAGCACTCCTGAATGGAGGATCCAACACAGGTTCTGCGGACTATATTGCTTATGTCGACACCTATCCAGGACCATTAAATGACCATGGTTGGGTCGATATGGGTATCGCCGGTTCTTCTTTTGCTGACCCTAACTTTACAATCACCAAACCACAAGATGGATACATTTTCACTGGTGCTGTGGCAAGTTCAGGTGCTGGTGGTAACTTAGTATTTGCTACCGATTCCACTTCTGCTGTCGGTGATATGGTATGGGCAACTGGTGGTTTCTTGGCTGCCAATGAGGTAATGAGATTCAATAATACTGGTAAGTATTTGATTATTGAAACTGGTACTTCCTCAACCAGTAATACTTCTGGTGCTCTACAAGTTATTGGTGGTGCCGCAGTTAAAGGTAATCTCTTTGCCGATTCTATTACTACATCATCATTGGCAATCAATGGTAACACAAGTCATGTAGGTAATGTTCTAATTAATGGTGCAACGAGTTACTTACGATTCCCTGATGGCACCATTCAAACAACTAATGCTCATTCATTTGCTTATACGGCAGCTGCATATGCTCAAGCAAATGCGGCAACCAATTCTGCTCAGGCGGCTTACACCAATAGTAACTCTGCTTACATACAGGCTAATGCGGCTTACATTCAAGCCAATGCAGCATTTGTACAGGCCAATGCAGCCAACTCATTGGCCACATCAGCATACTTTCAGGCAAACTTAGTAGGTTCTATTGCTAATACAGCAGTACAGCGTGCCGGTGATACCATGACTGGTGCCTTAACCATCAATAATAATTTGAATGTAACTGGTACCGTAGCAGCATGTACAGCAATTCAATTCCCTGATAGTTCGACAATCGTGGCCACAAGTAGTTCTGTTTCCTCTAATGCAGCAAACACATTGGCAACTTCTAATGCTGTTTACATAGCCGTCTCTACCGCTTTGGCATTCAGTATTGCTTTAGGTTAATAACATAAATATAACATTATATGAGATAATAAAAAATGTCCAACAACTTCCGTAACAGTCTAAAACCTAGTATTGGTACCGCCAATACGACAGTCTACCAAACACCTTTGGCTACACAGTCAACGGTGATTGGACTTTCTATTGCCAATAGAACTACATCAAATACTATTCAAGTTTCTGCTTACGTTTTAGATTCTGCCAACTCATATACTCCAACATATATTGTAACAAATGCTACAGTACCTATTGGTGGTACTATTGTTGTAATTGGTGGTGATCAAAAGATGGTTCTTAAAGCAAGTGATTCAATTCAGGTATCTTCATCTGTTGCTGGTTCAGCAGATGCAATACTCAGCGTTCTGGAAATCTCATGAGCTTCTTAGGCGCAAGACCAGACTCCTTCCAATATGGTTCTACAGCTTATGACCATTTTAATGGTGATGGTGTTACAACCACATTTACACTATCACGCCAAGTATCCGCTAATGCTGATATTCAAGTAGTTGTTAATAACGTTATTCAGGATCCAGGTGTTGCTTATTATGTAAGTAATCTAAACACACTTACATTTACTGGTGCTCCAACTTCAGGTACAAATAACATTTATGTTGTATATCGTCAGATGGTTCAATCTGGTATTGCTCCTGGTGCCAACACAGTTACAATGTCTGCCATTGCGGCAAATACAATTCAACCATGGCAATTATCAAATAGTTTATTGAATCCATTGGTAAGTACATTTACCGGTGATGGTTCAACAGTTACTTTTACATTAACACAAGCAGCAGTATCTTCTAATTCTTGTTATGTAACGGTTAACGGAATTACACAAGGTTCTCCAGCAAATTATTCAACAAATGGAGCAACACTTACATTCACATCAGCACCAGCAGCCAATTCAACTATTCGTGTGGTTCAAAACTCTGTTGTTGGTACAAGTATAGTACCAGTAGATGGTTCGGTAACCAACTCTAAGTTAGCCAGTAATTTAACATTGACTGGTAGTACAATTCTTCCTATTATTTCAGGCAATACTTCTATTACAGGTAGTATTAAAGCTAATAACGGATTATATTCTTCAAATAATTTCACAGGTACCTACACAGATGGTATTGTGATGGACTATGTGACGGGTAATGGAAGAATAAGTGTTGGTGGCGGAGACGGACTTACATTCTATAATGGTGGGCCAGCAACAACAGCTTTGATGACTTTAACTTCCGGTGGTAGTTTAGGTATTGGTACTACATCACCAAGAGGTAAATTACACGTCAACGCCACAACAAATCAAAATCTTGTTTTTGGTGGTCCTGTTAATTTTGCCAATGGTGTTTCTATTGCTTCAACTAATGATGCATATTCTCAAAACTATCCAATGGAATTTAGAGGAGGTAGTTTATTATTCACGTCAAATAACTCCGATTCTAGTGGTGGTAATATAGTTTTTAATGCCGGTGGTGAAGGCGAGAAGATGCGATTAGATTCTTCTGGTAATTTAGGACTTGGAGGCGCACCATTAAGTTGGCAATCAGGATATTCCGTATTTCAATTGGGTACTACATCATCTTTTTCGGTCAATACTGGCGGATTGTATACATTTATTGGAAATAATTTTTATATTAATTCTTCTGGTGGTATAAATTATGCAGCAACCGGACCTGGCGCATATTATTCTATAAACAGAAATGCTGGAATACACCAATGGTCAACCGTTCTTCCTGGAACACAAGGTACAAGTGCAACAGCAAACGCATCTCAGATTATGACTTTGACTGCTGGTGGAGTATTGCAATTATCTTCTACAACAGGTGGGATTCAATTTAATAATAGTTCAGCTTTAAATAATTCGGTACTGAACGATTATGAAACAGGTACATGGACACCAACTTGGAGTTCAACTGGCGGAGGCGTTTCCGGTTTAACTCAAACAGCAACATATACAAAAATAGGAAGAATTGTAACAGTAAATATTTCCGTTTCTGGAACTGCTGCAAGTGGAACTGCAAATCCTACAATTAATAATTTACCATTTACTTGTGCTTCGGTTGGTTCATCCAGTGGTATTGCTAGAGAGTGGAATCAAACTGGATATTTTTGGGGTCTTAATGTAACGGGAGGAGGAACATCAGTAGGATTATGGAGATATGATAACGCCAACACCCTTCCTGTAGGTTCTTTTGGATTTTATATGACTTATACATATCAAGCATCTTTCTAATATACCTAGTATGGATGTACTAGGCGGACAACAAAAAGGAGATTTAAAATGGCATTAGAAAAAGTAGTAGTAAACGATAAAATAGAAATTTCAGAAAATGGTGTAGTACATGTAAGAGAATGTACCCGTATTTTGGAAGATGGTAAAGAATTATCTTCATCATACCACAGGTTCACTATTGCACCAGGTGAAGATTACTCTACACAAGATGACCGAGTAAAAGCAGTATGCGCTGCTGTACATACACCAGAGACTATTGCTGATTATCAAGCTGCTCTAGCGAATTCAGTATCAAAATTAGGATAATTAAATGTCTTTACAACAGATTGTCGCCACCGATATTTCTTCTTCTGCGGCTATTGGGCCTACTCAGTTAAGTACTGGTGCGCCAACTTGGTTAACTAATGGTAATATAAATTTATCTGGTAATACAATAAATTCAACAAGCAATCTTACATTACAAACTGCTAATACAAACAGGATATCCATTACTTCTAATGGTAATGTGGGTATTGGTACTACCAGTCCAAATCATCCTTTGGATATTTTAAGTTATTCTGTGGATGCAGTAGGACTTACAGTAAGAAATAGAACTGGAAACGATTACGCTAATTTTTCTTTTACCACTAATGATGGTGGAACTATACAAACTGGTTTTGTTAATGCTCTCACAGGAGCAAATGGTGCAAGTTTAATTTTTAACAAAAAACCGGATGGTAGTGCTGCGGTAGAAGCAATGCGAATTACTTCCACAGGATATGTGGGTATTAACACAACAGGTCCAGCAACATTATTAACAATAAACGGTGCCGGTACAGCATCAAGTAATAATTGGATGTGGATGGGAGCCAATTCATTAAATCCTCCTGCTGCAGCAACTTATGGTTTGTTAATAGGTGGAAATTTATCTCAATCAAATAGTGAAACAAATATTGTTTGGGGACAAGGCGTAAGTTCAAATCAGTATCTTGGTTTTGGAAAATGGACCGGCTCTGCTTACACAGAACAAATGCGTATGTATAGTAATGGTACATTATCTATTGGTACAAACCTTAATAATGGTCACAAATTTAACGTGTATGATGGATCTTCTTATTTTTGGGTAAGTGACGGCACTTATGGTACGGCTGGATTTGGCCCAAGACCTGCAAATGATAGTATTTGTAGTGTTATTTTTTATTACAATGCAAATCCTGATAGTTGGAAAATTGATGCCACAACAGGAGCTTTTAACATACACCAAACTATTGTAGGTAGTGGTGATGTAACTCCATTTTCACTTAATTCAGCTGGATCCCTTGCTCTTTCTGGATCCAGCACAAATAGTACATATCTTTCTTTAGCTACCAGTGCTACCGGAGGACGGAGTTGGTCCATTTATTCTTCTGGAGGTGGACCAGTAACAGCTGGATATTTTGGAATTTACGATAATAATGCCGGAGCAAATAGACTTTACATTGATACTGGTGGTACCGTATATGCACCAACAGCTCTTTCTACTGGTGGAAACTTTTTTGTTGGTGGGGTTGCTTCTGGTGCAGGTACATGGTTGTGTACTTTTACTTCTAATATTGATGTTAATGCAAATAGATCACCAGGTGTTTGGGGTTCTTATGCTTCTAGTGCTACCAACGCTCCCGACAATGCAGGTATTCTTTGGAATGGTATGAGTGGCGGACAAGGTACAGGTGTAGGAGATGGTGGTCAACTTTTCCAAGACTATAGTGATAATAAATTTTGGACTCGTAAACGCTGGGGCGGTGGTTTTGGCGCTTGGACATATATTGGAGGTTAATGATGAAATGTGTATTTAATCCAGACGGAACGATGTTTCTTATTGGTCCAGACGACCATAGAGATTATGAAGGTAAAACATCATATGTTGTACCGGACGAACTTGTAATTCATAAACAAGATACCGATCCTGTTACAAAAGAAGTAGGTATTCGTGAATTGACTCATGATGAATTTCAACAAGCTTTATCTGACCACATGGCAATTTACAGTAATGCTCGCAAAGCGGCTTACCCATCTATTGTTGACCAATTGGATACTTTATATCATGGTGGTTATGATGCATGGAAAGCACAAATACAAGCAATCAAAAATCAATATCCTAAACCTTAATAAATAAGACATGGCACTTACACAGATAACCACAGACGTTGTAACAGGTAACGTACTTGCTTCGGCAACCAATTCTTATTTTGCTAATACGCAGAATGGCGGAGTCATTCCTGGTAACTTTATTACTCCATATACATTACCAGCAAATGCTCATGCCAATAATAGTATTACTTTTTCACAACTAAGTGTTGGTGCTCCATATTGGAATTCTTCTAACGTTGGTATTGGAACTACATCACCCTTGTTTGTATTGGATGTTCAGGGTCCAACAGGCACTAATATACCATTCAGCGTTAAAAATACTACAGCAGCAAACACTACACCTTTCTCAAATTTAGTAGGTAGATTTGCAGCAAATACATCTGGTGCCGATGCAACCATCAATTTAACTGATGCTGTTACATATAATGCCTTTATTGGTATGGGAAGTGGCCATTTATATTTTGGTACCAATGGTTTTGTTGAGCGCATGCGTATTGCTAATACAGGTAACGTAGGTATTGGAATAACCAATCCAATTTATTCTTTACATGTAAAAAATCCAAATGATTATCGTGCGGCTTTATTTCAAACAGGAAGTACATATGGTCCTTCAATTCAAATTCAAGGTAGTAAAATTTATGAATTAAGAAGTACGGATACTGGAGCAGGTGAAGGTGCAGGATTATTTTTTATTTACGACAAAGATAATAATACATCTCGATTAACCGTCAATTCATCAGGTCAAATAGGTATCAATACAAATTCACCTTCACAAACACTTACTGTTAATGGTAATATTAGTGCTACAACTTATTATGGAAATTTAGGTTCAAACGTATATACAACATATGCAAATACTAATGTATCAAGTGCTGCAACTTTAGTTACACTCACGTCAGGCACATCTTGGACAGTACCATCAAATGTTTATCATATTGATGTTTTAATTATTGGCGGTGGTGGTGGCGGTGGTGCAAATTTAGCTGGTGGTGGCGGTGGAGGCCAAGTAGTTTTTGTTTCAAAAATGGCCGTCACACCAGGAGCAGGAATTTCATATAGTATTGGTGCTGGTGGTGGAGGAGGCACAAATAGTACTAGTAATGCTGGCGGTGGCGGCGGTTCTACAACATTTAATGGTATTACCGCTGTGGGTGGAGGTGGCGGTGGTGGTGGAGATAATGGCGGCGGAGGTACCGGAGGAAATGGTTCTAACAACGGATCACAAGGTGAAAAAATTAATGCTTCTGGTGGAGGCATTATTAGTGATATAACCGGAGTAGGTGTAACATATGCATCTGGCGGAGGCGGTGGCGGAGCATACTCAAATGTTAATTCTAGTTATTATCCACCAGGAACCGGAGGACCAGGAGCCGGAAACGGCGGATGGGGAACCAATACCCTAGGTTGGGGTCCAGGTGCTGGTGGAAATGCCACATGGTATGGTTGTGGTGGAGGCGGCGGTGGATTAGAACTTGATGCTGGTGGTTCAGGATATCAAGGCGCAGTTATTATCAGATATGTAGCAGGAATATAAAAATGTACTTTTGGTCTCAAATAGATTCTTCAAATACTGTAATTAATGTTGTTGTTAATGACGTTAAACCTGAAGGTAATTTTATACAAACCTTTCAAGATGGAACACGTGGCCACTATGGTAGTGTAGGACACACATGGGATGGTACTAATTTTATACCACCATGTCCACATAGAGGATGGTTATTAAATGGAATAAATTGGGAGCCTCCAATTCCATATCCAGGACATGATATGACCAGAGGTAGATATGTTCGTAGATGGAATGATGAAACATTAAATTGGGATTGAAATGCAAGTAATTGAAAATTTGTTATCGAAGCACTATGAAAATGATATTGAAAATACATTAAATGATATTAATTTTCCTTGGTATTTTTATGATGAAATATCAAAAGGAGATTATAATAATCCAGCAGTAACAGAATCTTTTGGATTGGTACATACCATATATGATTCATATAATGGAGTAAATTCAAATTATTATCCTTTTTTTAAATCCATATTATATTTTATGGAAGATAAATTTAATATTGAATTTAATAGAATATTAAGAATAAGAATTAGAAAAACAACACCTATTATTGGACACAATTTAAACAAATATAATAGACCACATGTTGATTTACCAGAAGCTTCTCCGTACAAAACATTAGTATATTATGTTAATGATTCAGATGGAGATACCGTATTGTTTAACGAATTTTATACTTTAGGCGAAAGCACCGAAATAACAAAAGAAATATCAGAATATAAAAGAAATACTCCAAAAAAAGGTAGTGCAATTTTATTTGATGGTCACAGAATACATGCTGGAAATAATCCAGTAAATTATAAACAAAGAATTGTAATAAATTTTGATTTTTTGGAAAAATAACTTAATAACACAAGAAATACTTTACCTTAAGCGGTTTTAACACAGCCTAAATAATATACAGACTTGTATTAGACAACCATCCTATACAAGTTTATTTTTAATAGATGGTAAATTTATGGAGATTTAAAATGAGTGATATTTCGATTACCCTTAATTTAGACGAAGTTAATGTAGTTATGCAAGGTCTTGGACAATTGCCATATGCGCAGGTAAGTCCAGTTGTTGATAAGATTCGTGGTCAAGCAATTCCACAAGTTCAAGCTCAACAACAGACACAAGCACCTACACAACCAACAGTAACAGACGTAACACCAAACTAAAAAATAGATGAGCATATCGCAGATTAATGCAGCAAGTATTCAAGCAGGTACCGTTGTTGCCTCTGATATTGCTGCAAATACCATTACTCAAACAAACCTGACTATTGGAGCACCTTACTGGAACTCCAGTAATCAGGTGGGTATTGGTACGACAACACCAGGATATCAATTGGATGTTCAAGGTCCAACAGGTATTACGTCAACAAAATCTACGACAGGCACAAACACATCTTATTTTATCTCTAACAATGGAGCAGGTGCCACAGCAATTGGTATTGATAGTTCTTCAGGAACACTTACTGGTGTTGCTAATGCTTCATTTGTTTGGAGTTCAGTAAACTCTCCTTTGATATTCTCACAAAATTCTACTGAGAGAATGAGAATTGATACAAATGGAAATTTAGGTCTTGGTGTAACTCCAGCAACCGCCACAAGAACAACACTTCAAATTGGTGCATATGCTACTATTGATAATAATGCAGGTACTGGTATTGAAATAAATTCTAATGCGGTATATAATTCCGGTTGGAAATATATTAATAGTGCCGCAGCAACACAATATTATCAATATTCTGGTACTCATGTATGGCAATATGCTACGTCAGGAACAGCAAGCAATTCCATTTCATGGACAGAAGCAATGCGTATCACCTCTGCAGGTAACGTTGCTATTGGTTCTACTAGTGCAAATTTCCCATTATCTTTTGGTGCTAACATAGGTAAATCTATTGCTCTTTATGAGAGTAGTGGTACGAATATGTATGGTATAGGAATGGGTGGATTAGGAACAACTCCAAGTCCATATCGTACACAATTATTTGCCAATGGTTCAGAAGCTGTTTCAATTACTGCAACGGGAAATGTTGGTATTGGAATAGTAAATCCATCAACAACATTAAATCTTTATTCATCCACAAAACCCACATTAACTTTTGGTGATTCAACTTTAGGTAATAACTATGGTGGACAAATTACTGGATATGGAGTATCGGGTAATGGTGGTTATTTAAGTCTTGGAACAAATGATAACAACACATACAATGAAGGTATACAGTTAACTCAACAAGCAACTAATATAATCTTTAAAACGAGTACAGGTACAAATGGTACCACGGCAGAACGTATGCGTATTAATTCTACTGGATATGTGGGTATTGGCCAATCATCTCCGGGTGCATACTTGGATATTTTAACTGCCACATTAGGTAACACGGTTGGTAATATTCAATACATTTTTAATAGTGCTACAAATGATGGAAATACTGACCAAATACAATTATATGCCTATAGAAATACATCTACTGGCAGTTGGCCTTATGTTGATTTCTTTTTAAGACGCAGTGTTGATGGAACGCAAAACCAAGGTTATTTTAAATTTGGTGCAACTGTATCAGGTTCATATTTAGCATTTTCTTCCAATAGTACTGAGCATATGCGTATTGACCCATCTGGCAACATATTTGTTGGGGGTACTACACAAAATACAGCTACTGGTATTGTGTATGCAAAAACTACTGCTAAAGCATGGGCTAAATGGGGAGGTGGCAACCAAACAACAGCTGGCTCTATTTTTGCTTCTTACAATTGCTCAAGTATTACTGTTAATAGCACAGGAAGATATACATTTAATTTTACCAACGCTATGGCTTCTGCCAACTATGCAATATCAGCTTTAACATCATATTCAAATGGAAATACTGGTGTTGGCATTTCAGCTAACCAAGATAGTGATAATCCGCCTAGTTCCACTAGATTTGATGTAGCTGTTTGGACTTCTGGATATTCTAACTCAAATTATGTATATGCTTCTGTATTTGCTTAAGGATAAAAATGGCTAAAATAATTATTCATACAAACGATAATGGCGGCGTTTCCGTTACATATCCTTCTCCTGAGTTTTTAGAAAATAATACTATTGAGGATGTGTTAGCTAAAGATTGTCCTGACCACGCTATCATTATTGAAGATTCAGAACTTCCAGAAGATCATACTTATTTCAATGCTTGGGAACTGATTGACGGAAAAGTAGTGGTAAATGAAACCAAAAAACAAGCCATAATTGATGCTGAACAAGCAAAAATAAATTCTAAACAAGAAGTTAAAACAAAATTGTCTGCTCTTGGTTTAACAGAAGATGAAATTCAACACCTACTAAATCCATAAATAAAACATGTCTTATCTAGGAAATCCTTTATCGTCAATGAATTATCCTGTGGATTATTTCACAGGCGATGGTACATCTACGACATTTACTTTATCATATACTCCAGCATCCGCCACATCGATTCTGGTGTATATTGGTGGCGTTAAACAAGTTGCTTCGACAACCAATCCAGCATACTACCTAATTGGTAATCAATTAATACTCTCAGCAGCACCAGCAGCCAACTCCCCAATCGAAGTGAACTATCTTGGTATTGCTTCTCAGGTGAATGTGCCATCTTCACAGAGTATTACACAATCGATGCTCTCGTTACAAATTGCTAATACATTTGTAACCAACACAATTACCAATGGTACACAAAACGTAATCACATTGGTTGCTCCACCGGTTTCTTCTAACTCATTAATTGTTACAGCAAACGGTGTTGTACAATATGATTATTATGTAAATGGTTCTAATCTTTATTTGAACTTTACTCCACCAGCAGGTACTAGAATTCGTGCTCAAGGTATTGCACTTACTTCTATTGGAGTTCCTAATGATGCTTCAATTACATCTGCCAAATTAAGTTCTAATTTAACATTTACAGGTACATCAACATTTGCCGCTAACGTGGTAGTTGCTGGTAACTTAACTGTTGCCGGTAACACAACTTATGTTAATTCAGAAGTTGCTAACAATGGATTATATTCCACAGGAGCATTTTTAGGATCATATACATCTGGTATTGTAATGGATTATTCAGGATCCACAGGAAGAATTTCTGTTGGTTCTGGTGCAGGTCTTACATTCTATAATGGTGGTGTGGGTAGTTCATCATTAGGTTCTGTAAACTCTAGTGGTACATGGACTTTACCAACATTAAATCTAACAAATGCTTTAGGTGTTGCTTATGGTGGTACTGGCTTGTCTACAGTTGGTACTTCTGGTTATTTCTTGCAGTCTACTGGTACTGGTTTGCAATACACAGCTGTTGCTGGTGTAACCCCAGGCGGCTCAAATAATTATATACAATACAATAGCTCTGGCAGTTTTGCTGGTTCTGCTAATTTAAGTTTTGATGGAAGCCACTTATATGTGGGATCTGCTGCTACTCAAGCTACTTCTGTTTTGTCAGTAAATCAAGGATCAGCTCAAAGCCCAATTACATCTGGTAACATGACTACAGGATCGGTAGTGTTTGGTTCTGGATCTGGAGCACAGGCATTAAATATAGGTACAGATGGCACAGGAGCTTGGTATAACTCTGCCTACGTTAATAATGCTGGTGTACCTTTGGCCCACCGCTGGTTGGTTGGTGGGACAGAAGCTATGCGTATTAATTCGTCTGGTCAAGTGTTAGTTAATACTACAACATCCACAACATATTACTCAGGGTCAAGCCAAGTTTACCCAAATGCTTTGATTCAAGGTGATTACGATACTTTGTATTTGGCTGGATATACAACTAATCCAGGTCTAAACTTTGCTGGTCCAAATAGTGCATCAAATAGATTTAGATTTGCTGCTATTCAGGGAGCATTCACAACAACTACAGCAGGTTCTGAAGCTGGAGCTTTATTATTTGAAACATCTAATGGTGGCTCAAATATTGCAGAACGGATGCGTCTTGATTCTAGCGGACATTTAAATATTGGATGTTCATCAGGTAATTTTCAGTTAAACATTCAATCAAGTGGCACAACAGGTATCCAATTAAATCCTAACGGTTCAACTTCAACCGCTGGATACTTGGTTAATGATGGAACAAACTTATATTTAGGTTCATCATATGGTGCTACTGGTATTAAATTCAGATTAGCTATAGCAGCACCTGATTATTGCGCAACAATTACAAGTACTGGCGCCGTGTTAACACCTTACCAACCTTCATTTTTCTCTTCAGTTACCGGTGGAAGTTATACCGCTGGTTCAACTTTTGGTGGAGGTCTTGTTACTACACCATCACAACCTTCAACTAGAACTTCTGGATATAGTAATGGCACGTTTACAGCTCCAGTAGCAGGGTATTATTCATTTACGTTCCAAGTGTATGATTTTAATACTGCTGGTGCAAATTATCAAGTCTACAAAAACGGGGCTGGATACTACCCCGCTGACGCATTGCAGATGATTGCGAGTTCAACCATGATGTCTTGGGCATTTATTATATACTTAAATGCAAATGATTATGTACAAATGGGTTTAAGAACTGGCTCTGCCAGTCCAAATGTTTATAGTGGCCACACTTACTGGTCAGGATTTTTAATAGGATAATTTAAGGAAATAAAATGGCAACATATACAGTAACATTAACAGATGCAGAAGATAAAGCTATTCATTATGTAGCCAATTCGGCACAAGAATGGATTGATAATGCAGTTCATAATCGTTGTAGAATTGCAATGGATGAAATTGTAAATAACCATGTTCAAGAGCAGTTAAAAAATGGTCAGCCAATTGCTGGTACAACACATGAGGAAATTGTTTTAAATGTGGATATTAAATCCGCTTACCAAAGAACTCAAGAACAATTGGTTCAACAAATTTCAAATTAATTAAAAAAATAAATGTCTCAACAACTAATTACCGCCAATGAAGTTTCTCCAACATCAGGTGTTGCTAACACAGGTATTGTTGGACTAATTACATCTGCTCAGTTACAACCTAATTTGGTATTTTCTGGTACCACAACAATGTCTGGTAACTTGGTTGTTCAAGGTACAACCACGACAGTTAATCAAGAGATTGTTAATACATCAATTATTACAAGTACTTCTGTAAGCAGTCCTATATTAAATGGACCAAGTACATTAGCGTTACAGACGGCTAATACAAATGCTCTATACATTAATTCAAATCAGCAAGTGGGTATTGGAACGAGTAGTCCAGCAATTAACTCTGGATTAAACAACACACTTACTGTTTTCAATTCTGCTGGTGGTTATGGTTCTATTGAAATTTATGGAAATACTTCAACTCAAGGCGGTATATTAGATTTTGGTGCAGCAACTGTTCGTTATGTTAATTTAGCAGGTGAATATGATGGAGCCACAAATAAAGGTAGATTGGTGTTCAGAATTAATGATGGTTCTGCTGCTTCTGCTGCTATTGAACGTATGCGTATTGATTCTTCTGGTAATTTATTGGTAGGTGGAACATCTCAATTAACATCTTCAAAATTATCCGTGTATGGTTCCGCAGCTGTTTATAATGGCGGTGTTGATGGTACTTTTGCTGAAGGTTTAAATTTTGTATATAATGGTAACACAGCGCAGTATAGTACAATTAAAAATTCAATGTCTTCCATTGCAAACTCTGCAGGACTTCAATTTTGGTTGGGTGGTGCAGGTAGTGGTAATACACAATGGCTTGGTTATAATTTAACTCGTGGCCAACAACAATGGTATACAAACAACAGTTTAGCTATGACGCTCAACACAAGTGGCCAATTGGGTATTGGCAAAACACCATCATATCCATTACACGTTAACGGAACTGCCGCAGCAACAGCCTTCCTAACGGGCGACATTATTATGGATAACACAGATGAAAGTTTGGCTCCTAATGAAGTTGATGGTACAAGAGGTCATTGGGTATTACAAGAGGGTGATGTTAATTTATTTTTAATTAATAGAATAACAGGCAAAAAATATAAATTTAATATTACTGAGGTAGGAGAATAATATGTCTTTTATGGACAATTCAGGTGGTTATTCACAACATGGGTGTAATCTTGATAATTACCACTATATGGTATTTCGTGGAACAACCAGCGCGGACGGATCAACAATCACAGCTGGAGATACTTATACTTTTAGAGAATATGCTGGCGGCAGTGCAACCAATAGTCCATATTTGTTTATGCAAGGTGGTAGTAATCAAGCGGTTTATTCTTCAATGGGTGCAACAGGATATCATTCAAATGCTTTAGGTATTGGTACACAATCACCAAGTTATAATTTACATGTAGTAGGCTCATTTTATTCTTCCGGTTCTTCTAAAGAATACAAACAAAACATCACAGATTACAAACCAACTCCTGGTGCAATTGATTTATTAAAACCTGTTACTTATCAATACAAAGATGAGTGGAAAAAATTAGGTAAAAACAATGCGGCAGAATTACAGATTGGTCTTATTGCTGAAGATACAGCAAAAGTTTTACCAGAATTAGGAATTACGATTGAAGAATTAGGACAACCAGTTGTTCGTAATGTTGATTATGAAAAATTATCTGTTATATTATTGGCAGAAGTTCAAGATTTAAGAAAACGTGTGAGTGAATTGGAAGGAAAATTAAATGTATAAACTATTATTTAATAATGATCCAAATATTATTGTGTTAATTGAAGGTAATGTGGTTATTCATAAAGTTGCAAATCCATATGATTGGAATTTATATGAACAATGGTTAGCACAAGGAAACACACCGCTACCTGCACCAATAGTTCCAGCAATGACTCAATTAAGATGGAAAAGAAATAGTTTATTATCTCAATGCGATATGCCATGGGGACTATCGGATTACAATCATCCAGATAAAAGTTCTTGGATAACATATCGGCAACAATTAAGAGATTTACCAAACACTGCTAATCCTCAAGTGGATGAATATGGTACACTAATTAATGTTACTTGGCCAACACCCCCAAATAGTTTTACGGCAAATACTGCCTAATACCATACCATATAAATAGTCCATCATAGGAGAGATTTGATGGCAACCGTACAAACCAGACAACAATTTGCAGATTACTGTTTGCGCCGCTTAGGTGCTCCAGTCATCGAAATTAACGTGGATCCAGAACAGGTATCAGACCGTATTGATGATGCCATTCAATACTGGCAGGATTACCATTATGATGGAGTCCAAAAATTTTATTACATTAAAGCAATCCAGCAACAAGACATTCATAATATGTACTTGGACCTCACGGATGCTGAAGATAATGCCAACAATGCCCTTCAGATTCTTGGTGTTACTCGTATATTTCCACTCTCCGATTCTCAGGCATCCATCAATATGTTTGACCTCAGATATCAACTCCGTCTAAACGAACTCTACGACTTCACCTCCGCATCATACATCAACTATACCTTGACGATGCAACATCTACGTTCATTAGAACTGTTGTTTACTGGAGAAGTTCCTATTCGTTTTAACCGTCATATGCAACGTCTCTATATTGATTGGGCGTGGGGTGCTTCTGAGTGTCCAGTAGGTCAAACTGTTATTGCCGAATGTTATGCCAATATTAATCCGGATGTTTACCCACAAGTATGGGAAGACCGCTGGTTAAAAGAATATGCCACTCAACTCATCAAGAGAACTTGGGGAGAAAACATGAAAAAATTCGGTGGCCTACAATTACCAGGTGGTGTTACACTAAATGGTAAAGAAACTTACGATGAAGCCGTGTCTGAAATTCAAAGGTTAGAACAAGAGATTCAAGACAAATACGAACTCCCCGCAGAATTCATGCTCAACTAATATGACCGGCGTAAACAAATACTTTAATAACTATGGCACGGCCGCTAAGCCGGAACAAAGAGTCATAGAAAATTTAATCGTTGAGTCCATAAAGATTATGGGATTTGACGCATATTACTTACCTAATAGTAATGATGCTGCTCGTGACCTTCTATATGGTGAAGATCCAGTCAAAAAATTTCAAGATGCGTTTCCATTGGAAATGTATATTTCTTCTGACCCAACTGATTACATTGGTCAGCGTGATATATTTACCAAATTTGGTTTAGAAATTAAAGATGATTTGAATGTAATTTGTTCTCGCAGGTCATTTCAACAAAGAGTTCCACAGAATACTTTTACTAGACCACGAGAAGGTGATTTAGTATATGTACCAGTTACCAATGGTGTTGGTGAATTATTTGAAATTAAATTTGTAGAACACAATAAAGACTTTAATATGTTGGGTAAAAAATACCCATATTTCTATGAATTGGTTCTAGAGAAATACAAATACTCACAAGAAATTATTCAAACTGGTGTGGCAGATATTGATATTGTTGTTTCTGATTCTGGTTACACCACACATTTGAATTTAGACGGTCGTTTGTTCCATATTTACAAACCAATCAATTGGTCTGCTGCAGTATACAATAATGGTTATTTAAATATTAATACTACCGACTCTACATTAATTCCTATTTTACAGAGTTTAAAAGTAGGTGATTATTTTAGTTATGTGATGAATAATACTACATATATTCAGCAACCAGTTACACAAATTATTATTTCTGGTTCTTTATATCAAATTAAAACTGGAAACACCACATCAGGTACAGTAACCACATTCTCTGCACCGTTGTCTGGTTCTAATGGTGTTGATTATAATGTTGGTGAATTGGTCTATCAATCACCAGATACTACACAAGCCAATGCTACAGCACTTGGATTTGTTCAATCATGGGCACAAGGTACAGATGTGTTATCATTGAACAATATTGCTGGTGAATTTATTGATGGCCGGTTTGTATATGGTTCATCTTCTAATGCACAATACACATTGATTAGTTTTGATCCTTTAAATAATCCTGCCAAGAAAGAGAACTATGATAACTCTTATTTGGCAACTTCAGCAAATTCAATTTTGGATTTATCTGAATCTAATCCTTTTGGTAGTATCTAATGGCAAATACAACATACAATAGAGTGATTCGTAAGTTAGTTGTAGGTTTTGGTAACCTATTTGATAACATTACTTTAGTGCGTTACAATCCTGATAATTCAGAAGCACAACGTATGCTTGTGCCTATTGTTTATGCAGCCAAAGAGATGTATGTTAAGCGTCTTGAAGATGATCCAAATTTAGATAAGAAGATTCAAACTGCATTACCTAAAATGTCTTTTGAGATGACTGGTATGACTTATGATGCTACCAGAAAACAAAATACAAATATTAAAAATTTTGCTTCAACATCAGAAGGTGTTGTTTCTCAATATAATCCAGTACCATATAATTTTGATTTTAATTTATACATCTATGTTCGTAACATTGAAGATGGTACTCAAATTGTAGAACATATTATTCCTTATTTTGCACCAGATTATACAATCAAATTGAATTTAATTCCTGAGATGGGAGTAGTTAAAGAAGTTCCTATTATTTTAAATTCTGCCAATCAAGAAATTGAATATGAAGGTGATGCACATACAGTAGAAACTCGTATGATTATTTGGACACTTAACTTTACAGTTAAAGGTTTCATTTATGGTAATATTAGTTCTACTGGATTAATTAAAACTTCTATTACTAATATTCTCAATACAATTTCATCAACAGATAATATTGTGTTCAATATGACCTCACCAGGAATTGGAACATATCAGATTGGTGAAGTAGTATATCAAGGTTATTCTGCTGGTACTTCTACCGCATCAGGTAAAGTTATTTACTGGAATAATAATCAATTAACATTAACAGATGTTTCAGGTAATTTTGTATCTGATTTGCCAGTAATTGGTCGAGCATCTAATGCTAACTATGTGTTTGGTTCTTATCAAGTAAATCCAATTAATTATGCTCAAATAATAATTGAGCCTAATCCAACTACTGCCAATGCAAACACTTCATATGCTGTTACCACAATTATTGAAGAAACACCTAATATATCATCTTATTATCCAAATACTTAAAGTAAAAGGCACATACGGAATTTAATATGAACAAATTTGAAAAATCCATGGAAGAAATTTTTGATGTAACACCAAAAGAATTTCTAAATGATTCTGGTATTAATGATACCAATACAAACAAACATCCTGTGTTACCAGTAATTAAATCTGAAAATGTTGAAGAAGAACTACAACAAGATTTAACTGATGCTTATCAACAATCAAAAGAAAATCTTCAAGGTCTAATTGAACAAGGCACAGAAGCAATGGAAGAAATTCTAACCATTGCTAAAGCCGGACAACACCCAAGAGCATTTGAAGTTTATGGTACTCTACTGAAAAACGTGGTTGATGCCAATAAAGAACTCCTAAATATACAAAAGCAAATGCGTGAAATGTCTGGTATGAAAGAAAAATCATCTTCTAGTACCAATATCGATAAAGCCATTTTTGTTGGCTCAACCACAGAATTGGCAAAATTAATTAAAGATGGCAACAAAAAATAAACAAAGTTACCGAGATAACCCTCTACTAAAACGAGTAGGTGTTCAGGTTGAATTTACGGAAGAACAAGTCCAAGAATATATTAAGTGTGCAAAGGATCCAATTTACTTTGCCAAATACATTAAGATTATTACCCTTGATGAAGGTGTGACTGATTTTAAAATGTATGATTTCCAAGAGGACATGATTAGAACATTTAATAATAATCGTTTTACTATCATGAAATGTCCTCGTCAGGTTGGTAAAACCACCACTACGGTGGCATATTTACTTTGGACTATTCTATTTCAAGATTCTCAAACTGTAGCCGTTCTTGCTAACCGAGGTGAAACTGCTCGAGCCATTCTTGGTAAACTTCAGTTGGCTTATGAAAATCTACCTATGTGGTTACAACAAGGTGTGATTGAGTGGAACAAAGGTCGTGTAGAATTAGAAAACGGTTCTGTAATCGTTGCTTCTTCCACATCAAGTTCAGCGGCTCGTTCTGGTTCGTATAACATTGTTTTCTTAGACGAGTTTGCTTTCGTACCGGCAAATATAGCCACAGACTTCTTTACCTCAGTTTATCCAGTTATTACTGCTGGTACTAAAACTAAGATTATTATTGTTTCTACTCCTAATGGTATGAATCTGTTCTATAAGATTTGGACAGACGCCATCAATAAGAAAAACAACTATGTACCATTTGAAGTTCATTGGTCTATGGTACCAGGTCGTGATGAGGCATGGAAAGAAGAAACAATCCGTAACACATCAGAGCATCAATTCCGTCAGGAGTTTGAAACTGAGTTTTTAGGTTCTACCAATACTTTGATTTCTGGTACTAAATTGCAACAGTTGGTTTATCAAGAACCAATTGCTGATTTTGATATGATGAAAATCTATGAACAACCAATCAAAGGTAACGATGAAACCACCAAAGACCACATGTATATGCTTGTGGTTGATGTGTCCGAAGGTCGAAATCTGGACGCCCAAGCTTTCTCTGTAATAGATATATCTACCACTCCTTATAAGCAGGTGGCTAGTTATCGTAGTACTTCTATGTCTGCCATGTTGTTCCCAACGGTCATTTATAATGCCGCCAGATTATATAACGATGCTTACATTTTAATAGAAATTAATACAAATCCAACCGTAGCAGATATCATTCATCAAGATTTAGAGTATGAAAATCTAATGAAAATCTTTACGGGTAATAAAAAACCACAACAATTATCGGGTGGTTTTGGTAGAGGAGTTCAATTAGGACTCAAAATGTCGGTTGCTGTAAAACGAATTGGTTGTTCAAATCTTAAAACTTTGATTGAAGGTAATAAATTAATAGTTAATGATTTTGATACCATTTCTGAATTAACCACTTTTGTGGCCGACAAAACATCATTTAAGGCAGACGATGGCCACAATGATGACTTAGTAATGGGTTTAGTTATGTTTGCGTGGGCAACAGGTCAAAAGTATTTCAAAGACATTGTTAACCACGACATTCGTAAACAAATTCAGCTGGAGAATTTGAACCAGTTGGATGAAGAAACACTACCTGCACCTATCATTGAGACTGGTTTGGAAAGACCAGGACTAGAAGTTATTGATGGTGATGTGTGGGAATTTGCAGATGGCGGTGAAGTTTATGCCGGTTTTATAAGAGACACACTCAAAAATCTCTAAATATGACCTATCATAAATATCCGTATGGTATCATAACTGCCAAATAAATCATAATATCAAGGAGATAACAAATGGCATTTCAAATCTCTCCAGGCGTAAATGTTTCCGAAGTCGACTTAACTACAGTCGTTCCATCGGTTCTAACTACCGCCGGTGCATTTGCTGGAAACTTTAACTGGGGTCCTGCAAACAAAATTATTACTGTAGACAGCGAAATCACACTAAACAAAGTGTTTGGTGATCCTGATGGTAACACTCACGTTTCATTCTTTACTGCTGCTTCATTTTTAGCATATGGTAATAATTTAAAAATTGTTCGTGCAGCTAATAATAGTTCATTCAACGCTTCATCTAATTTGAGTCCAATCAATAACCAAGTTCAAAGTTATGTTCAGATTCCAAATGAAGATGTATATCAAGCCTCTTACTTACAACCACTTACAAACGGTAATGCGTTTGGTCCAGTTGTTGCTCGTTACCCTGGTGCTCTAGGTAATTCGATTAGTTTTGCTTTCTTGGATGCAGGTGGTGGTGCTAATGGATTTGCCACTTGGAATATTAATAGTGTTGGTATTTCAACATTGTTTACTGGTGCTCCTGGTACTTCTGCTCAGGCAGCTGCCGCAGGTGCTGCTAACGATGAAGTTCACATGGTTGTTATGGACACTGGTGGTTTAATCACTGGTACTAAAAACACCGTATTAGAAGTATTCCCATTCATGTCGAAAGGTATTGATGCTACTGACTACTTGGGTAACTCAAACTACTACAAGAACTACATCTATAATAATTCAAAATACATCTACATTATGGATCCTCCACAGTATGCAAACACTTCATCTACTTGGGGTAAACCATTGGCTAACACAAATTACCAAGTATTAGGTAATAGTACCGCCACAGGTCCAAATGCTGGTGGATTAGGTAATGGTGCATATGTTCAGGCAACTGATGCTGATTTAGAAAATGCTTATCAATTATTTGAAAATGCTGATGCTGTAGATATTTCACTGGTTATGACTGGTGGACATAGTACTACGGTTCAACAATTTGTTGTTGATAATATTGCTAATCAACGTAAAGATTGTGTGGCATTTTTATCACCTCCATCTTCTGCTGTTGTTAACCAAGCGGGTAATGAAGTAGCTAATATTACTACTTGGAACACATCACTCGCTCGGTCAACATCTTATGCTGTTGCCGACTCTGGTTGGAAATATATGTTTGATAAGTATAATAATGTATATCGTTGGGTTCCATTGAATGGTGATATTGCTGGTCTTTGTGTATACACAGACTCAGTTAACGATCCTTGGTTCTCGCCTGCTGGATTTAATCGTGGCAACTTAAAAAATGTTGTTAAATTAGCATGGAATCCAAACAAAACACAACGTGATACACTTTATGCATCGGCTATCAATCCAGTAGTTACTTTCCCTGGAAACGGTACAGTATTGTATGGCGATAAAACTTTACAATCCAAACCTTCTGCTTTTGACCGTATTAATGTTCGTAGATTGTTTATTGTGTTGGAAAAAACAATTGCTAAAGCTTCACAATATTCATTATTTGAATTTAATGATGCTTTCACACAAGCACAATTTGTATCTTTAGTAACTCCATTCCTAAGAGATGTACAAGGTCGCCGTGGTATCTATGACTTCCAAGTGGTTTGTGATTCTACAAACAATACTCCGGCTGTTGTTGATGCTAACCAATTTGTTGGTGATATTTACATTAAACCTGCACGTTCCATTAACTTTATCCAATTAAACTTTGTTGCAGTAAGAACTGGTGTTTCATTTAGTGAAGTCGTTGGACAAGCTGGTGTTTAATCAGATAAATAATACAACGATATAGGAGAAAACAATGGCTTTCAACGTAACAGAATTTAGAGCGAATCTGATTGGAGACGGTGCCCGTCCCAATCTATTCCAAGTATCATTAACCCTTCCAACTATTGCTAATAACTCGGTTGCTGCTGGTCAAAAACTTACGTTTATGGCTAAAACAGCACAGTTGCCTGGTTCAACAGTTGGTACAGTTCCAGTTTATTACTATGGTCGTGAATTGAAGTTTGCTGGTAACCGTACATTTACTGACTGGACATTGCAGATTATTAATGATGAAGATTTCTTAATCCGTAACTCTATTGAGTCTTGGATGAATGCTATCAACAGTCATGCTGGTAACGTTAGAAGTGCCGCTGCTGGTACTCCTTCAAGTTATTCAGTTGACGCTTCTGTTATTCAGTATGGTAAAACAGGCGAAGCAATTAACACCTACAAATTTGTTGGTATGTTCCCGTTAGATATGGCTGCAATCGATTTAGATTGGGGTTCAAACGATACCATCGAAGAATACGGTGTAACATTCGCATACCAATACTGGACGAATGCTGCCTCTACAGACGCTTAATATATACTATTATACGAAAGGGACTACGGTCCCTTTCATTATGTTTTTTTGAATTGGATTAAAATACGATGGCAAATAAATTCTCTCTTTTCGGTTTTACGATTGCTCGTGCTAAGGACGATGAAGAACAAGTAGCACAGCAATCATTCTCTCCACCATCAAATGACGATGGTGCTCTTACCATTACCTCTGCGGCCTATTATGGCACATATGTTGACCTAGATGGTACCGCCAAAAACGATGTAGAACTTATTTCTCGTTATCGTGAAATGGCAATGCAACCTGAAATTGAATCTGCCATTGATGATATTGTAGGTGAAGCCATCTGTGAAGATGATGATGGCAACACAATCAAACTGGTATTGGACAATCTACAACAACCAGAAAAAATTAAAAACGCCATCAAAAAAGAATTTGATACCATTATTCGGTTATTGAATTATAAGAGTATGGCTCAAGATTTATTCCGTAGATACTATGTGGACGGTCGTTTATTCTTCCACATCATTATTGACCAAGAAGCACCAAATTCTGGTATCAAAGAACTCCGTTATATCGATCCACGCAAACTCCGTAAGATTCGTGAAATCAAGAAGCAAAAGGATGAACGTACTGGAGTGGATGTAATGAATGTGGTAAATGAATACTACATCTATAACGATAAGGTCACCACAGGATCATCTCAAAATTTTGGACCAGTTGGTGTACGAATCACTACAGACTCCATCATCTCCGTGGTTTCTGGTCTCATGGACAGTCGCCGTGCAGTTGTGTTGTCTTATCTACACAAAGCAATTAAACCACTTAACCAGTTAAGGATGATTGAAGATGCCACAGTTATCTATCGTATCAGTCGTGCTCCTGAACGCCGTATTTTTTATATTGACGTGGGTAATCTTCCAAAGTTAAAGGCAGAACAATACCTCCGTGATATCATGGTCAAGTATAAGAACAAATTGGTATACGATTCAAATACCGGTGAAGTTCGTGATGACCGTAAACATCTTTCTATGTTAGAAGATTTTTGGTTACCTCGCCGTGAAGGTGGAAAAGGTACAGAAATTTCTACATTACCTGGTGGTCAAAACTTAGGCGAGTTGGAAGATGTTAAGTACTTTGAAAAGAAACTCTACAAGTCACTTAATGTACCTATTTCTCGTTTGAATCCTGAATCTTCTGGTTTCTCATTAGGTCGTTCAACAGAAATTACCCGTGATGAAATTAAGTTCTCACGTTTTGTTGAAAAACTCCGTAGTAAATTTACCGATATGTTTGACCAAGCACTCCGTGTGCAATGTGTTCTTAAAGGTATTTGTACTAATGAAGAATGGAAGTATTTTCAAGATGATATTCATTACGATTTCATTCGTGATAATAACTTTACCGAATTAAAAGAAGCAGAATTAATGACCAACCGCCTACAGTTATTAGGTGCCGTTGATGCTTATACTGGTCGTTATTTCTCACAATCTTGGATTCAACGTAATGTTCTCCGTTTAACTGATGATGAAATTGGCGAAATGCAGAAAGAAATGGATGAAGAAAAAGAAGCCGGTCTTGGATTGCCAGTCGGTGTTATGAATGACGTAGCACAACAACAGATGATGTCTCAAGTTCCAGGTCAACCACAACATCCTTTAGACCAAGAACATGAAGCTGAAATGGCAAAACAATCTGCCAAAAAAACGAATGATTAATCATTTATTATAAATATTTTGATAGGAGATTCAAATGGATACAAGACAAATCATAGATTACGCAGCAGAAGATAATGGCGTAGAATTTAGAAATGCACTTTATGCATCTATTCACGACAAAGTAACTGCTCACATTGAAGCGGCTAAACAAGCGGTAGCACAAAACTATTTTGCCAAACAAGAAGCCGATTCGGATGAAAACGCTTAAACAGGTAGTTTCTGAAGCAAAAAGATCCAATCAAAAGACTATGGATCCTCCAAACGTTTTGGTAATGAAACGCAAGTCTGTTAGACAGTTTCCAAACGGTCAAAGAGTTGCTTTATACTATGTGGATAAGATAGATAAATATGTAACAGTACCATATGAAGCCATGCAATGGTCCACATCAGTACCAGAAGAATTTAAATAGGATAAAGAATGTCCAACATTTACACATACGAAGTATTAAAAGATACAACACAGAAAGCGGTTATTAAATTAACGGCCAATTTTGACGGTACTGGTCAAGAGGCTAATTCTTATCGTATTCAAGCCAATACATTGTATGGTGCTTTAGCAACTAATGGATATTTACTTGCAAATTCAACAACACAATTTGCAAACACTCCATTACCATATTATGGAATAACCATTTCAAGAATTGGTTACAATATTGCTTCACAACAAAAAGGTTATGTTGAGTTAAGTTGGACTGCCGCAAATACAGCACAATCTGTTCCTATCTTTAATATGGATTTGTGTGGTCAATATTCCGAAGAACAAGGCATGGTAACTATTAACAACAATGCACCTAATGCTACAGGTGATATTGGTGTATTTACATATGGTTTAGTTGCCAACTGTGCATACACATTAATTGTTGAACTCCGTAAAGATAACGCATACTATCAACGTGGTCAATTTAATGATCCTGCTGCGTTTAATGCTCCACCTTATAACTTAAAGCCATAATATGTCCAATAAATTTACATACCAAGTTCTAAGAGATACACAAACAGACGCCATCATTAAATTAACTGGTGTGTTTGATGGTACTTCTGGTGCAGAACTTAACGTTTCTCGTATTGCTGCCAATTCACTATATGGTGCTTTGGCAACTAATGGTTATTTGGTTGCAAATTCACAAGGCGGTTCTGCTAACACAACATTATCATATTACGATTTACAATTAACTGGTGTAAAGTATTATGTAAACTTTCCAACATCTAATATTGGTGGTGTTGAAATATTTTGGTCTGGTGCAGGTTCTACCGCAACAGCACAGTATGCCAATTCAGCAACTATTTTCCATTTAAACTTACAAGGTGAGTTTGGACTTGGTGAACAACTACCATCTATTATGAATAACTCTGGTGATGGTATTCATGCTAATACTGTTGGTGTTGGAGATATTGGTATTCAAACAACAGGTGGTACTGCAAATAGTGCATACACTTTAATTATTACTTTGCGTAAGAACAACGCTATGTACCAACGTGGTCAGTTCAACGAACCAGCAGCGTTTAACTACAAGCCATACAATTTGGTACCGTAATGGATGTTTTCATTTCAAATCTTTTAGCCAACAGGTTATTAGAAGCAAAAAAGGATTTAGAAGAAATATTAGAAACTATCATTTATGATAAGTTGGATGAAAAGAAGAAAGAAATTGCTTCTGAAATGTTTGGTGATGTAATACCAGAATTGGTGTTTGAGGGTAACAAGAAGTCGAATGTATTAAAAATGGGTCGAACCAAAGTAATTCGTGTTCGAGTCCGTAAAGGTAAAGTTCAGCGCCGTAAGAAGTTTTCGGCGGTTAAAGGATATACCATTAGACACGGTCAGTTAACCAGAATGATGCCGGCTGAACGTAGACACCGTAAAATTGGTGCCAGACGGTCAAAGTTTAAAAGACGTGCTAAATTAAGGACGTCAATAAGAAAAAGAAAAATATCGTTAAGAAAACGAAGGGCAATGGGATTATGAAACTTATTAAAGAAATTAACGAAACGGTAAATTATATTACCGAAGGTACCGATGGTAAAAAGGAACTCTTTATTGAAGGTCCTTTTCTCGTTTCCGAAAAGAAAAACAAGAATGGCCGCTTGTATGAATACAACACGATGAAAAAAGAAGTTCATCGTTATACTGAAGAATATATTAACAAAAACCGTGCCTTTGGTGAATTGGGACATCCTGAAACACCAACCATTAACTTAGACCGTGTATCACATATGATTGTTGGTTTGAGAGAAGATGGTACACAATGGATCGGTAAAGCAAAAATTCTTGATACTCCTATGGGTCAAATCGCCAGAAGCCTTATTGAAGGTGGCGCTCAATTAGGTGTTTCATCAAGAGGTATGGGTTCATTGAAAAACGTTAATGGTGTTAATGTTGTTCAGAACGATTTTTATCTAGCCACAGCGGCAGATATTGTAGCAGACCCTTCCGCACCAGGTGCTTTTGTGCAGGGCATTATGGAAGGTAAAGAATGGATGTTAGTCAATGGTGTTTGGACAGAACAGGATCACTCTCGGGCAATCAAACAGATTCGCCATGCTTCACGCAAAGAGATTGAGGAAGTTAGTCTACACATTTTTGAGAACTTCATGAAAAAACTTTAAATATAAATATATCCAATAAATCAAGGAGATTTTCAAAATGGGAAAATTTAATCTGTCCGAAGCCGCTAAAGCAATCTTGGCTGAAGGTTCAAAAGAAACATTTGACGCAAACATTGCCAAGAAGCGTGGTCAACGTGGTCAAGACCATCATCCAAAAGGTGAAGTTGGTGAAGATCGTATCCAGTCTAAGACTGCTTACGGTACTAACGATGCTGGCGATATTGGTCACTCACCAGAAGAAGAAACAGATGCATTGCCAGATTACACAAAAGGCACACCATCAGCAACTCCTCCTGGCGCTACCCCTCCGGTTGGTTCCGAAAAAGACGGTGTAGGTATCCGTAAACTCGAAGGTCAACCACAAGAGACTATGGGTCGTCACGATTTGGTACATGCTCATCAAGAGCCATCTACACACATGGATGCTATCCGTGACCGTATTGCTGGTAAAATGCCAAAGCAAACTATGTCCATGAATCCAGGTGCTACATTCCAATCTTATCATGAAGAAGAAGCTGAACTCGAAGGCGACTTGGTTTCTGAAGAAGAAAAGCATGAAGATGAAGCAGAAGATAAAAAGCTTATCAAGAAAATGATTAACAAAGCCAAAATTAAAGAAGATATGGATGCTTTGTTGGAAGGTGAAAATCTTTCCGAAGAATTCGTTGCTAAAGCTGCCACAATTTTTGAAGCTGCCGTTATTGCTCGTGCAGAAGAAGTTGTTGCCATTGCTGAAGCAGAATTGATGGAACAGTTTGAATCTGCTGTTGAAGAAATCAAAGAAGATTTGGCCGCTAAAGTTGATGATTACCTCAACTACATGGTAGAAGAATGGATCAAAGATAACGAAATCGCTATCGAATCTGGTTTACGTTCTGAAATTACCGAAGAATTCATCGATGGTCTCCGTAACCTATTCGTAGAACATTATATTGATGTTCCATCTGAAAAGGTAGATATCGTTGAAGGTTTGGCTGCTAAAGTTGAAGAACTTGAATCTGCTTTGAATGAACAAATTCAACGTGGTGTCGAATTAAATAAAGAACTAAACGAACAAAAGAAAATTGAGGCTATCTACACAGCGTGTGAAGGCCTGACTCAAACCCAAGTAGAGAAGTTAAAATCGCTCGCAGAGAACGTAGAATTCACTACTGAGGACGAATTTGTTGGCAAAATTGATACTTTGAAAGAATCATATTTCAAAGCAGATATTAAAGTTGCCGACAGTTCATCATTAGACGAAGTGCTCGTGGAAGAAGATGGTGAGGCCGTAGCTAAGTCTGCCGATCCTTTAATGGAAACTTATTCCAAGACCATTTCTAAATCACTCAAGTAAAAATATACAACTATAAGGAAAAACTAACATGTATATGACTGAAGAACTACAAAAGAAATGGGCTCCAGTTTTGGAACATCCAGAACTCGATTCCATTAAAGACCCATACAAGAAGGCTGTTACAGCTCTTGTTTTGGAAAATCAACAACAAGCAATGAATCAAGATGCTGCTCAGTTGAACGAAACTACTTACTCTGCTGGTCCAACCAACATTGGTGGTGGTGTTCAGAACTTTGACCCAATCTTGATTTCTTTGGTACGCCGTTCTTTGCCAAATCTAATCGCTTATGACGTTGCTGG